CTCAATGGAGGACAGAATAGATGTTTTCCTAACGGCTAAAGACGCTAAAAAAATCGGTTTGGTTTCTAAAATTATTAAAATTACTCCGAAAAAAGCGGCGGAAATTAACTCACAAGTTAAGATAGCAGCTTCAACGGATTCGGATTTAACGGTTGAGGCTCCAGAACAAAAGCCTACAAATAAAGATATTCAAAAACAAATAAATACAAAAATGAATAAATCAGAGTTAAAAGAAAAGCACCCTGAGCTATTCGCTGAAATCGTTGGATTAGGCGTTGAGCAAGAACAAGAGAGAGTTTCCGCTTGGGCAAAATGGAACGAAATTGATCCTGCTTTAGCAATGAAAGGAATTGAAGGAAAAGACGAGATTAAAGCGTCTAACATTTCAGAGTTTCAAGTTGCTGCATTAAAAGCACTTCAAAAGAAAGGCGTTGAAGCTGATTCCACAGAGGATCTAAAATTAGATGCTGACGGTAAAGCTATACCAACTTCAGAACTTTCAGCGGCGGAAAAATTAGAGGCTCAAATGAATGCTGATTTAACTGATCGTGGTTTATTAACTTCAAAATCTTAAGAAAATGGGAGCAACAAATGTAAATCAAACAGATAGTCAACTTCATGTTGACTATGATGTAGCGAAGATTTTCCTAGGTGAAAATCGTTACGCAACAGGGACGTACACAAATGGTACAGGTTCAGCGGTAACACTTGCAGCAGGAACACTCTTAGGACGTGTTTCGGCAGATGAATTGCTTTTACCGTTAGCTTCAGGAGCAACGGATGACAGTAACATTCCATTAGGTATATTGTCGCATACAGTAACAGTAGCTGATGGAGCAAGCGCAACCTTAACTTTTGCAGTTGAAGGCGATATTGCACAAGAGAAAGTTATTTTCCAAGGTTCAGATGACTATGCAACAGTAGTTGCGGACAGAACTTTGAGAGATAGAATAGGAGCTGACACAGTAGGAATCAAACTCGTTAGCACGACTGAGAATACTGCTTTCGATAATCAATAAAAAGTAGAAAAAATGAAAAATTTAATTTCAATAATTTTAGCCGTTCTATTAGTAGCTCCATTTGCGGGCACTTACACGGCGGAGGTAACCATTGGGTTGGTTGGATTAGGCGCATTAGCGTATCAATTTGCACCCTCAGGAGTGCTATTTAACATCCCTTTAGTGGATGCGCGTGGTTTATTTACCAAATTATTAGTTTCAGTTTATCGTGAAAAAATTTCGGTAACATCTTTTTTACGTTCGTTCTTCGAGCCTATTGAAGTAATGACTAAAGAAGTTTCAATAGCGGTTCAAAGAGGCACGGAAAAGGTAGCAGTTGATGTTGTAACTTACTCCGATGGAAATCGAAATTCATTCGACAAATCAAGTGAGAAGATATTTATACCGCCTTTTTACCATGAATATTTGACGGCAAACGACCATCGTTTATACGATCAAGTTGTTACGGCGTTAAGTCAAGGGAACACAACGTTTTTTGCTGAAATGACAGCGGAACTTGCCGAGGACTTAATGACACTTCAAAATAAAATTGAGCGTGCTGTTGAGGTGCAATGTTCACAAGTTTTGCAAACGGGTGTTTTAACACTTAATAGTAAAACGGATATTGATTTTAATAGAAAAGCGGCTTCAATTGTAGCGTACAACGTAGCGAATGATTTTAGCGTTTCAACTGTTGACCCTCGAATTGTCTTTGAAAATGGATGTAATTTTATAAGACAACAAGGTAAATCACAGGGAGGGACTTATAATGCTATTTTAGGTAGTGAGGCATTAAATGAGCTTATCAATAACACTTTGATTAAAGAAAGTTCAGACCTTAAAAATGTAGATTTAGGAACAATTAGAGAGCCTCAACGAAATTCAGTCGGCGGAACACTTCACGGTCAATTGTCTTGCGGGTCTTACAAGGTAAATCTTTGGACTTACCCAGAATTTTACGACAATGCAGCTGGAACATCAACGTCTTATATTGACGCTAAAAAAGTGATTTTACTTCCAGAGAATCCAAAATTCAAATTGGTTTCTGCAGCTGTTCCACAGTTAATTGAAGATGGACGAGTTCCACAAAATGGTGCTTATTTGGTTCAAGAGTTTATGGACCGCAAAAAAACGGCGCATGAAGTACACATTAAATCGGCACAAGTTGTTATACCAGTAGCAATTGACCAGATTTATACAATCACAGTACTTGATTAGTAGTAATTAAATAGAGGGTTGAAATATACCCTCTATTTTTAAAACAGTAGCAGCATGAAACATTACGAAGTATTAAAAGGAAATGTAGGTGGTTTTGGAAACAAAACTCATAAAAAAGGTAGCACGGTAACGGATGCGATGTTTCCAAATGGAAACGCGAAAACATTGGAAACAATGGGGTTTTTGAAATGTGTTAAGGCGCCGAAACCAGTTAAGGAAATTAAAGAATCCAAGAAAGCCGAAAAGGTTGAGCCAGTTAAGGAGGTTGAAGAGATTGCAGAAACTGATAAAACCGATTCAAACGCTATTTTCGTAACCGCTGACGGTGTTGAAGTCAACGAATTGGACGATTGCAACAAACAAGAAATTATGGATGAATTAAAATCGAAAGAAATTGATTTCGATCCAGCCGATAAGAAACAAATTTTATTTGAATTGCTAAAAGCTTAAAGATTTTTCATAAATAGTTGTTTTTTTTTAGGCCGCGCTGATTAATCGGTGCGGCTTTTTTTAAACCTTATATATATGTCATTAACAGAACGCGCTAAAACCGATATGCAAAAAATAACTTCTAATACTAGAGATTGGGGTGTGAGTTCCGTATTAACAGATTTGACGGGCGAAACGGCAACGGTTGTAGTTTTACACACGCGACATAACACGGCATACACTCCAGAGGGTGAACTTGTGAATGTTCCAACGGCATCGGTCGCAATTTCGGATGTAAAAGTTTTGGAGGCGAATCCAGATTATTCATATCTAAATTCGAGCGGTGAAATTACATACATGGGACACTCATTAAATGTTGCTGACGCGGCTGGAAATGTTAAAAATTATGTAGTTTCGGAGAATTACCCGGATGAAAAATTAGGAATGACAATATTAATATTGCAAGATAAAGGATAATGCCAGAAATTGTAAACGCCATAACGCAAAGAAATTACGAACTTGTTAGGGATCGGATAGCTAATATTTTGGCAATTGAATTGCCTAGTCAGGCAACACTTAATTCTGATACGGATTTAAACCCAACGATTGAAATTGAGCGATTCGTCCCCGTAAAGGACACCGAATTACCTTTGGTAAACGTTATGTTATTGCGTGGCGATTATGACAGTTATACGTCTATTCAGCAAGATGGAACGTATATGTATCATATAGACGTTTATACCAAATCTAAATGGACGGCCGACGACAGGGCGGATAAGTTAGCATTCATGAAATTGCAACGCCTAACTGGTGTAATTCAAGCCGTTTTATCGGATTCAAAATATAGAACACTAGGATGGGCGCAACCATCAGTAAGTCGCGTTCAAGTCAATAGTATAAAATTTGCCGAACCATCAAATAGTAAGGACGCCAGCACCTCGGTAATGGCACGTTTAGAGTTCGAGGTTCGGATTCCCGAAACGGTTGAAATAGCAGCACTAAGTTTAATTGGCGGTTATGATACGTCGGTTATAATGGGAACTACTGATGAAGGCTATGTGTTTAGTGGAAATTCTGCACCGATTCCGCCGATTTTATGCGCTCCAGCAAATATATTTAACTCGGATAAATCATTAGATATTAATGTTGATTCAGGGAGTTTTTTTGAAATTCCAAATTCAGGAATAACAATTGGTGGAAATATATTTAGTTTACCAGCGACAATGAATTTAAACGTTCCAATTGTAGATTCAAATGGTGATGCGGTTGTTAATAATTTAGTTGCTGGGAATATTGAAATACCACTTTTGCCAGCGGCTCCAGGTACAGTAAACGTAAACCAATCCAACAGTTCACTAATCGCAGCGGTCACAGTTGCGAGTGGAGTGACTGATCCGTACAACGTTGCGGATAGTGTTATAACATTAAACACGAATGAAGTATCGGTAAATGTTTTAGCGACAGATAGTAAAAACTTTGACTTGTTAGATATTGACGGAAATCCAATTGTAGTTGATAGCGTTAGTGGTGACGAGGTAACTTTGGACATTTCATCTCAGGACGCCATTGAAGTAATTAGCGACACCGATTCAAACCTCCTATACACCGACAATATACCATCA